CGATGGATTCCTCTTCGCGATCAGCCGAAAAATCGGTTGATTTGCAAAAAGAAATATGTTCCAGAACTCGGCAAAGCATGGTGATTTTATGGACAAGATGAAACTTGGCGGTGGCGGACGTTACGAGAAGCTGATCGGCAGCCTTGAGAAGAAGGGCGTTAGAGAGCCGAAGGCTTTGGCCGCCGCAATCGGCATGAAAAAATACGGCAAGAAGCGGTTTTTGTCTCTTGCCGCCAAAGGTCGTCGCCGTGCTGAGCGCGAGAAGGCTAACGCTTAGGTCGTCCCGTCCACGGCTTCTTCGCCGCTGCCTTATCAACGACGAACTTCTCAGGTTCCGCATAGTTCCATGAGATGTCGCCGCCTGTGCCACGCTGGATCATAATCGATCCGGTGACTTTTCCTTCCTTGTCAGTCATGCCGGAACGGTCTGCCCGTTTCGCCATGCCGAGCATGAACTTGCGCGGGTTGTTGAATCCAACCTCCTTCATCACAATCACCTCGCGCGCCCAGTTCGTTAGATCGGACGATCCGAATCCTGAGTAGGCCAAATCTGCCACGCTCTCCGGTTTGTCGTCCTTGCCCTTCGGCTTAGGAAAGTGATGGACGAGTACCAGGACAACGCCCGTCTCCATCATAATCGGCTGGAGCAGATGCCGTGTGAAGTTCGCGCAGACCTCGATATCCGCAGGATTGCCACCCATGTAGGAGAGCAGCGGATCGATGTAAACCACGTCAGCCTTGGTCTTGCGAACGAGACGGCGAAGCATTGTGGCGAAGTCTGTTCCGGTTCGAACCGTTTCGCGGAAGAAGAGCATGTCAACACTCCGCAATCCTCGCTCCCAGTTCTCCTTTCCAAACGTCATCTGAGCAGCGCCTTTCAGTGCGTCATGCTGATCGGCGATGTCGTTTTCCGCCTGGATGTAAGCCACTTTTAACGCCCGGACGGGCTTTACGCCAAACCATGCTTCACCGGACGCCCACTTCATCCCCTGATACGCGGCCATCGAGCTTTTGCCGCAACCACTTTGGCCTACGAAGAGAAGCGATGAACCGCGACGCAACCATCTGTCGCCGATCAGATTGTCAGGATCATTCTTCGGGTCGTACTCGATGATGCTATCGAGCGAGAACTCCTGAGGCATGTCCTGCGACTCTAGGTAGTCCGTGAACGCATCCCAGTTCACGACACCCACATTGATGGCCAACAGTTTCTGCTCATTGCCATCGCGCATCACACCGGCTAACCGGCTGAACCTGCTTGCGTTCTTGTTCTTTGGATCGATGCCAATGCTCTCCAGATGCCGGTAAACGATGTCACGGCGCTCTGCCCATTCCTCCTTGTTCGCCGCATCGACGCGCACCCAGCCGTGCAAACTCTTGCCACCGGAATCGATGACGACGGACATTGGCAACTTCGACTCCTTGAGAATCGTCCACTGCTCGTCCTTGGTCTTCTCGTCCATCTCAACGAGGACATGGCGGAATGCCGCCACGCCTGAATCAGATCCGCTCTCGTCGAAGCACGGGTTTACGCGGACGTAAGCGCCACGGCTGTCAGGACCGTTCCACATGGAACTAATTGGCGGCGTGAAATGCTTCTCAATCCATTCGTCGCGCTTGAGGAATGTACCCTTGGAGTTTGGCCGAGTCCGACCTTCATCGTCGCTGACGATGTCGTTGCAAATGCAGACAACTTCGTCTGGTTCAAAGCAGGCTTTTAAGAAATCTATGGTTGAAAATCGAAAGTCCGATTGCGGAATTGCTTGGATCTTTCGCACCACGAACTTACCGGTTGGAGATACGGGAGTGCCGCCCTGGCCGATACCGGAATGCGATTCCAGAAGCCATCCACGCGGCTTGTCGTGCGCTACTTTTGCAGCCTCGCTCAGCTTGTGGGCCAATTCATGCGGCTTCCACGGCGGGAGGCATTTCGAGTTGTACTCATGCATGAGCGTTTCGGCATCCCCCGCATTCAGCTCAAAACCGTGTATGAGCGAGGTTGCCACTGCGAAGGTTGCTCCATGCCCATTCTGACCTGAGACGGCTCCTGGCGTGTTACGCAGCCATGCGCGCGCACGATCTACTTTTGATTGATTCATTCGAATCCAAGTTGTTTTCTCGCTATTTCCCCGCTTCGACCAAGATCAGTCTTGGCGATTTCGGAGAGGACTGAATTTGATTTCTCTAACTTGCTGAAAAGGAGGGCAAGCTCTTTGGGAGTCATCAGATATTTGCTCCAATGCTGAATGGCGATGGAGCGTGACTGAAACTTCGCAAAGAGCTGCTCTTGTGCGGCGATGTAAAGTTTAGGGCTTCGCATCTATCAGGACGAACTTAGCTTTGAATTCAGCTTTCGTTCGAACGTAGACCTTGGCCTTGCCCTCGCGCATGTAGGCCACGCCTGACCACTTGGTTTCTCCGATGCGTATTTCTACGTCGTCGGACAGGAGTTCAACCTCCACTGAGCTGTTTCCTGAGTTCTTGTATTTCATCTTCAGAAGCGTCGTCGAGATGGCCGACTCCAACCGCTTGCCATCCGCCATCCACGCTGCGTTTTGGCTTCGCTGGCTTGCTCATCCAACCTCGAAGAATCGCATAGTCAATGAGGCGCGGAGCTTCCTTCAAGAGTTGTTCTCGGGATATTTCAGATGCTTTCATCGGAATTGATTCGTTTGACCGCACGACCGCGACGACCTTCGGAACGTCGCATGCCGAGTTCAGTTTGCTCTTCGCTGGCGAATCCACGGCGGACAAGCCATTCCTTATACTTCTTGTCGATGTACGCGAAATCGATGCGTGGCGTTGATTCATCGGCTTCAGCGATTCTGACTATTTTGTTCGCACTGTTTAGGCTCATATATTTTCTGTATTCGTTTGTATGCTTTCTGTGTGTCGGTGCAGTCAATGCACAGGTCGAAGTCTCCTCCGATTGTGCATCCGCAGCCAAGTGCTTTCGCAAGCTCCTTGGAAATCCATTTGTACTCTGCCAGCTCTTCTTTGATGTCTTCGAGTTCTTGGCTCATTTGAGGACAAAGAGAATGAAGTACGCGCTAGTGATGACGACGCCCATCGCAAATGCGGCGATGAGCATTTGCTTCAGCTCTTCAGGCGACGGTGGCCGATTCATCCTGCGAATCATCTGCCGCCTCCTTGAGCGTAATGGAGAATGAGCAGGGCGTCACAGTTCTTGAGACTGACATCCAGATGGGGGTACAGCTCCTGCGCCTTGCTCTTGAGTTTCCGCTTCCACTCAGGCCCGGTGGCACACGCTTTTCTACCTCCAAGTCCGAGAGGTTCCTGCCAGATCTTGGGTTCGACTCGGTGAAGTGCGTAGCCCTGAGAGTAGGCCAGTCCTTGGACGATGCCGTAGTTTTCATGGAGTGTCGCAACACTCGCGGCGGGTGTCAGCTTAGACACGAACTTGGGAACCTTCTCAATCCACAAGTGGCTATCTGCTAATTTGAATCCGATTAGTAGTTGCGCCATATCGGGCAATGATTCGGGCATTGGAAAGAGCAAAATTTCATCTGCTGTTTTGACCGCGAATCCACCTCCGACACCAGGATCGACCGCAACGATTGTTTGGTTTGATTTCATTTTAATAGCAAAGGACCGTTATTTGTTCCGCCGCGATACGCACAGCGCTCTTGGTTTCACCGCCATCACTCCATTTCTCGACCTTCACGCGGCCTTTGACACGCACCAAAGCGCCGTTCTGAATCTCGATAATCTTCTCGGCAACCTGTCCCCATGAGGACAGCTCGAATTCATCGTAATCTTCGTGAAACCTGCCGTCCGCATCCGTCCAATGACGAGCGACGGATATAACGCGGCGCACCATAAGCGCGCCTGTCTTGGTTTCGGTTTGACGGCTGATGCCTCGTAGTTCGCCGATCAGATAAACCACGTTCTCTGTGGGCGTGGCTGTTTCATTCGTTGTTGTAATTGATGCACTCATTGGAAAACGCAACCTAGTTCACGGTAGCATTTCATTCGCTTCTTTGCGTGGAACGCTCCGATGGGGTGAAACTTGTCCGAAAAATCAACGATTGTCGCACAGTTTTTGGAATCTGTTTTTCGCAATGCGCGACTCGCCCTCTGAATCGTCTTCTGCGACGACCGACCGCCGCTCACCATAATGAGCAGTTCGACATTCGGAAGATCAAGTCCTTCGTCGGCCAATGATGTGGCAATCATGGTCCGCAGGTTTCCGGCTTTGAATTCCTCCATCGCCGCCTTGCGCTGCTTCTTGCCAATCTTGGAATGGACGAGGAGCGAACCGGGAATGCGCTTTTCGTAGTCCTCGCCAAGCGTGATGCGAGGGATGAGAATGAGCGTCTGCATGTCGAGGTGTTCCAGCGCGTAATTGATGGCGTAGTCGTTGCGTTCGCGGTTCTGGCAGATACCAATTTCGACCAGCGATTCCCAGGCACACATGCGCTTCAATTCGTCGTCACTTATCCGCATGTACCGACGCCGCGCATTGAAGAGTCGGTCGATGTTATCGTCGATCTTCTGCTGGATGTTCAGGTCTGTGGCATCGCTGATTTCGAGGTAAGCGTCGGCCAATGAATCGCCGATGTCGCTGCGCTTGATTTCGTAGACCCGTTGGTTGAACAGCTCCTTGATGACAATATTACGATCCTCGTTGTCACTCCACGGCGTGGCGTCAAAACCATAACGCTCTCCGTCACAGGATTCGATGATGCGACGCCATCCGGCAGCAGGGCTGTGCTTTGCTTCGTCCACGATCAGCATGTCCTTCTTGCTGAAGTCCACTGAGTCATGCGGACAGCGGACATCCACAATCTCGTCAGGCACACCGG